TCCTTATAAGTAGGTTGTAAGTGGTCGTTTACATACTTCTCAATTTCTTCTTTTGAGAGATTTGCTGGCGATGCTAAATTTTCACCAAACTCTACAGTATATCCTCGTTCATCTGCAAAGTGCTTAACATACTTATCCAGACCCGCATACAATTCCTCTCCATATATGTTGTAGAGTTTTATTGTACCATCCCACATTTTATTTTTATATGCTGGCATAAATTGATAACCCGGCACTTTAAAGGTAAAGTATTCGGATAATTCCTGTGCGATACCCCTATCACAGTTCACCTTAATATACACGGAATCCTTATACTCTATGGATATATCACTCATACTATATTTAGGGACTAAAAACTTCCCCATCCACAAGAACACTTAATCTTCCACCCACTTCACCAGACCACACTATACAGTCAATCCCTGCTTCCTGCATCATCTCTATACCTATTGCACAGGACTCTTTCCATCTATCGGGTGTTCTATCAAAATATTCTTTATGACCAATTATTCTTTTTACACCACATTGAATGATTGCTCTTGCACAATCGGAACACGAATACCAAGGACAATACATTGTTAAATCTTGTGTTGACATACCCATTCTAATTGCTTTGTATAGAACATTTCGTTCTGCGTGTTCGACATAATGATATTTCGTTGGTCGTTCCATTCTATTTGGAGTTTGATGTACTTTGTCTGGAATATTATTACATTCCATTGCAACAATACCCGACCCAGGGTCTGTTAATATTGCCGCCAATTGAGTGGATGTGTCTTTAGAGTTATTCATTGCATACTGATATAGTTGTCTAAAATATACACTGTGCATAGGGTCATTTTGTAAATTATACACCACTTGTGAATCTCCGCCACTCAATAGCATTTTTAATTTCCCAACCACGACCACTAATACTTTTTACTGTGGATGCAAGGTAATCTACCTTTTCCTTCTGCAATGTTATTTTGTCCATAAGTAAAGTAACATCACTATCGGAATAGAGATACCTATCTAAGTCTTGTTTGAGGACTTTTAGTTGAAATGGTTGCCAACCTCGTCTATCAAGTTCTTCTTGACTCATCTTGCCAGTATAATACTCCCACTTATCTCTAGAGAGTTCTCGTTGGTCTGCTTCAAATTTCCGTAGAACCAATCGTTCATCGTGAAACATATTCAGATACTTGTTATGTAATTGTGGAATCTTTAAAGATTCGAGGTCGAGTTCGGTGTCGTCAATCACCATATCTTTTGCGACCATTTTTCTAATATCATCAAACTTCATACACTTTACTCCATAAAATATAATTAATTATAACACGAAAAGGCAGAGAAGTCAAGACAAATTTATAATCTCATATGTTGTATATTGGAAGGTCGCCGTTGCAACCATTGCATCAGGATTAGATACTGTGCTGTCAAACTCTAATGCCGAAATACTTGTTGGTATAATATTTTCAAACTCTACTCTAATTTTGGCGTTCATTGCACTGTTAAGAACGACAAGACTTGCATCAGAATAATGGTCTTTAGCATCAATATATTCTGTATGGTCTTTTGTATTAGAAGCAGTTCGCATCCAATTCCAAATCTCTAACCAGTTTGTAAGATTTTCATCAACAAGGAAATTAACAGTCAAATCATCAAATTCGGGAGAACCTGCCGATTGTGGAATATTGACAAACCGTGTTGATTGTGGAATCATATTTAATGACATTCCAGGCAGATTAACACTTTGACAAAAATAGGTAAGTTTTGGTGTTTTTTCTAAACTAAATTGAAAGTATGTAGGATAGAGTGGATTGAGATTGTCTGGTTGTCGTTCTGCTGATTTGTGTGTTAAACTATCATAACCAAACAATGAATCATCCGCCGGTGGCGATGCTGATGTAACATCTCCACTACCAATAATATTACTATCAATTTCTCTATAATTATCTCTACTTGGCATAATATTCTCCTATAGTATGTATAAAAGAAAAGGGGAGTCCCGAAGGACTCCCCTAATTCATTGGTTGTTAGTTACCACTTATCAGGAAGTTGCACCACCTGCGTTGATACCGTGTAGGTTATCAACTCGGAAGATTCTGTAATAAGTGTTTGCTCTTGTACCACCGATGTTATCAACTGCGGCACTCGTTCCACGAGCGAATGGGTTTTCAACCATACCGTAACGAGTCTTGAATCCAATTTTTGGTTGGAATGTACTAGCATCAACGGCACGAACCATTTGTAGTGGAACATATGGGCAGTAGAATAAACCTGCGTCATATTGACTTTCACCACGATATCCAACGCAAACATAGTTAGTTGATGCGTATGGGTCAACATAAACTTTACAGTTACCGTTAAGTACACCAACGAATGTGTTACCAGTGTCATCTACAGTTAGATTTCCGAATGCTGGGTCGTGGTTAAGAATACCACTCATTGAAAGTGCTGAAGCAACATCTGAGGAGCAGATAACGATGTTACCTTTACCACGGCGTGTTTCTTTAGCAATTACATTTGCTTCTCGTTCGATTTGGAACATCAAACCACGGAAGCGTTCTGCACTCCAACGGCCGTCTGAGTCCTTGAGCAGGTCATAAACACCGGCGGTTTTACCCCCAGTACCGTCTACAGTAACACCGTCACTGTTAGCAAGGTCAGTTTGGTCGCAACCAAGTTTTGCTTGGTTATAAACTGTACGAATAACTTCTCGGTTGATTTCCGCAAGGATTTCGCTTGAGAGGATATTTGACAATTCTGCTTCTGCATCTAAACCATGAACTGCTTTCAAGTCTTGAGCAAGTTCTGTACTGTATTCTGCTTTGAGCATACGGCTCTTTGCTTCAACAGCAACTCGTTCAATACTGAATGCCATTTCGTTAGGGGTTTTGCCTTCTGCATCTTCTGTTCCCATACCAGTACCACTAGTATATGAACCACCAAGCGGGTCAGTACCTGCGTGAGTACCTGTACCACCACCAGAAACACCATCGGTGTCTGCTTCGTTGTAAAATGCTTCTGCACCGTCTTGTGTTACATACTTGGAACGCATTGCAAAGATAAGTCCAGTAGGACCTGTCATTGGTTGAACACCTGCGATATCGTATGCGATAAGGTTAGGCATTGACCTGCGTACAAGTGAGATAAGTACAGGGTCGAATGTCGCAACATTACCTGCGCCGCCCATATGAGGTGAGTTTCCTGCACCCATTGCGTTAGCGGGTGTTTCCATTAGTGCTTGTTCCTGATTTTCCAAAAGAACAGTAGTTACATTTTTACGGTAACTGTTCTCAATTTTTGGAAGTTCAGGATGTTCTAAAACTGGCGCCCACTTCTTTTGAAGTTGTTCGGCCAATAGTGCTTTATCATCCATTTGATTTCTCCTTAGTTATTGAAATTACTTATTTGATAAGTATAGTTTATTTATAAAATTTAGGCTTTTACGATTGCCTTGGTGATTTTCCTACTCGTGTAATTGAATCCAAGTATGAATCCATTTGTCGAGTATTTGTTGTTTCTTCTGTAAGTGTGTTTTCTTCAACATCATCATTGTTTTCTGAGGTTGCTCTGAAGTAACTATCTTTAAGAAGGTTTAATTTTTCGTTGTATTGTTCAACGCTATCAAACTCTAAACCTTCTGAAAGACTGCGAAGTTTTTCAGTGTCAGTATCAGTTAAATCTTTAGCGGATTCTGCAAATACCTTTACACATTCTAGTTCTTCGTTACCTTTTGAAAGTTCAATGTTCTTTTCGAGTTGTTCGTTGAGTTTTGCTTCAAGAGTTTCAACCTTTTCGTTGGCCTCTGCAAGTGCATCGAACTTTTCTTCTGGAACTTCAATGTTGTGACTTTCAAAGAGTGTCTTTAAGTCTGCAATGAATGACTCTGAAATTTCATTCTTGAGTCCGTGTTCAATTGCGATTTCATTTTCGTCCATCCATTCCTTGACAACATAGTTTAGATAGTCGTCTAGTTTTTCGGATAGTTCATTTGAAATTTTATCAGTTTCTTCTGCAAGTTGAGCATCAAATGCTTCTTGTAGTTCGGAACGGATTGCTTCTGAACGCTCATTGATTGCGGATGAGAAGATAACTTCTGCTTTGTTGCGGAAGTCTTCTGAAAGTTCTTCACCACCGAACAAAGCATCCATATGCTCTTGTGTTGCGGCCGCCGAAGATGCTTTCATATCAACGGAGTCAGCATTTTCGTCTGCTTCGTCTTCATCTGCTTCTGGTTCATTTACTTTTGCACCTGCACCATCAGCACTGTAGATGTCTTCATCTTCGATGCTGTCAGTATTAACAGATGGTGATTCTGCTGGCTTCTCGCCTTTAGACTTTGTATTAACTGTACCCTTTGAGTCTGCTTCGACTTCTGGGGTACTTTCATCAAGAGTCACTTCTGACTCTATGATTTCTTTTGCTGTTTCTAGGATGTCTTTGTTGGACATTGTAATCTCCTTTTGACTTTTTTAAATTGCTACTATATGTATATTTTTTAGATATTAGACAAGAAATGTTTAAATACGATAAGTTTGGCTTCTTCGATAGTATTTTTATCTGCTCTGGATAAAATGTTCTCATAAATTTCAATAGTTTGAGGTTCTAGAACGCCATTATTCCATACCCATTCCTTCCCTTCCATAATACCATTTACAAAAGCATCAGGTGCAGAAGGGTCTGCTACAATATCAACGGTGGCAAGCATAAAATCTTCTTGCACAACATTTGTACCGTCATCATTCTTTTTAAGTGAACCCATGCCACGACTTGAAACGCCAAGTTTAGCACCTTCATCAATAAGATTCTTTACAATCTTACCGTATGGGGTATCTAAAACTTTTGCTTTACCGATGATATTATTGCTATCTTCTCGAAGTTCTGTAATGATATGGGAAACTCTTTCAAGATTTAGACTTGGTCCTTCTGGATGACCAAGTTCTCCCATTGCTCTTTTAGTTTCTACAAGGTCTTTACTGTACCGAGAAACTTCTTTCATTAGTGTGTCTTTTGGGTAAACTCGACCGTTTCGGTTCTTTTGCTCTGCTTGCATAAAGATACCTTCGATGTAGTAGGATTTATCTTTTCCTTCTTCAGCCGATTCTACGATATAATTTACATCTTCTGTTGTTTCTGTAATTAGTTTCATTCGTCATTTACCTCTGGTTCTTGTTTTTGTCCTATTGTGGAAGAAATTTCCAACCTTTTATCCGCCATACCTTCACCAGATTTCTTATACAATACCTTTTGTGTTTCATCTCTTGCAACATCCAAGTTATTGTTTCTTAATGCATCAATTATATCTCTAGTATCCATAATCAAGTTCCTTTAGTCTGCTCTTCAACAAATTTAATAATTTTGTTGTGGTTTTCTTTATTTATAACAAAAGCCTCTCTGAATTTGGCTTTATTGTTATCTTCCAAATGTTCATATACAAGTTTAATTTTGGACGATAGTTCTTCATCCAAATTAATTTTAGTGTTATCTGCTAATCGGAAGGAATTTGATTCTAGCATATTAGAGAAAGGTTCGTATGATTCTTTGTATATCTTTTTAATGATACTCCAAATCCAATGCTTTTCGTTCTCTAATTCATCTTCCATACCAAATTCATCAGCAACAGCAAATGCGGCCTCTGCACCATTGTCAAATTTTCTTCTGTTCTTCTTTACCCATTTGACCACTTCAGGTTTACTTACCATCACAGAAACTTCATTGAGCATTGATTCAAAATCAACATCAAGATTTTCGTTCTTGACACTTTTGCTCTTCTTGATATGTCGTCTTGCTTCTCGTTTAGCAATCTTTGGTCCAGGAAATACTTCCCATCGTACATCGTCAATATAGACAACTACAGGTTTGGTTGCCCCTAATCCCAATGCTTTAATGACAACTGTTTTACCATTTATCTCAAAAGAATCAATCCAGATTTCTTTTTCTAGTTTTGGGTCAAGAGCAATTTCAGGAGAATCCATATTTACTTCTGCCTCTTCTTCTTCACTCATCATTACATCTTTAATTTCTTGTTTCTTTTCTTCTATTGATAAAGAAACTTTATGACGAAGAATATCATTGGATAAATCTTTGAAGGTTTTTACATCTTCATTTTTTATAGAATCCATAATTTTATTGGTGGATTGCATCAATAGTATTCCTCTGTTCCTGTGGTTAATAGACCCTTCTCTCGTTCTGTTTGGATTTCCTTATCCATATCTTCCATTTCTACTTCATTCTGATGCAAGACATGTTTTCTAATCCATTCGATTGAATAATATTTACCGATATGTTCATTCATTTGACTTAAAAGATTCATTCTTTCGGTCATAATCTCATTATTTTTGAGTTCCGTAAAATACGAATCCCTTGCATAATCAAATTTAATATCATCCTTAATATCATACCAATCTTCTTCGTTCATAATACCCTTCAATAGAAGGTGTACTCGCATTGCTTGAAGGAACAATTCAGAAAACTTCTGTCGTTGCTTCTCAATGAACTTAAAAAACTTGAGTTCATCTCTATTGATTTCAGAAGAACGACCCATATTGAATCCGTTGTCAGATTCAAGTCGTGAGATTGGAACATTCAATGCACGATATAACTTCTTCTTGAAGTATTCGACATCTTCCATCTCACCAAGATTTTCGCCACCCGAAAGTGTATCAACCTCAGTACCCCTACCACCTTCTCTCCGTGGCATCCAGAAATCTTCAAGCATTGACATATGTTTCTTGTCATCTCGAATTTCGCCTGTATTTACATCATAAACTAGTTTGTTTCTATACCGATTCATAATGTCACGAAGATATTGTTCTGCTTTGTTTTTTGGAAGTGAACCAACATCAACATAGAAAATTCTTCGCTCTGGCGCCCGTGAGATACGATAAATTACTACCGCATCTTCAATCATACGCAATTGGTTAAGGGGTTTTATGCATTTATGAAGATTACCAAATACCCTTCTTTTATCAATATCATACATTCCAGAATGAATGTAGAGAATTGAGTCTGGATGAATTTTAATACCTTCCACGGCATCAACTCCACCTAACCTATCATCTTTATCTTGTTCAGTGTATACAAAGAATTCTTCCACATCTTTGATTACCTTAACACCACCTTCGCCCGTTTCTTTTTCAACTTTACGAATCTTTCGGATGGAAGTGGAATCTACTGGTCGTAATTCTTTAATACCCTGTTTCTTTTTCTTATCGTCAATTACAATATGGAAATACATTTTACCATCAATATACCATTTTCGGAAAAGTTCATAACCCCTACTAGTAAAATGAAGGAGTTTTAAGATATGTCCAAACTCCTTCTGCATTGTATCTTTGATATTATCGGATAGGTCAACATGTTCTAAGTCCATTTGAACCATCTTTTTAATATCATCTTGAACAATTGCTTCATTCACAATGTCATCTATTGCACTATCTACTTCGGCGTGCATAGACATCTCTCTGTACTTCTTAATGAGTTCTATGTCATTCTTGATGTTTCCATCAAAGTCAACATATTGTCCGAAGAAGTTTCCTGCTTCGATGGTTGTAGCACCATCATCATAATCGGGTGGGACAAAAGACACAGGGCGGCGAATACTGGATTCAAGACCAACTTTATTCGCTTTATCTTTTTTTCCAATAGTAAATCCAAAAAAGTCAATTGGCATAATATAATATTTCCTTACTAAAATTACTTAGTAGATGGGGATTCCCACCACTGATAGGTCATTGTCACAGTAAACTCTGCTAATGTGTCATTTGTATCCATTGCTAGGTCAATTGAACCAACAGATTTTGGCCAAGCACCTACCATTGTATATTTTCTAGCATTGCTTCGTTCACCATCTCTACCCAACCAATAAATGCTCCAATCTTGGAACAATGGTGTGGAAACATCACCAACTTCGGAAACATTTCCTTGGTGATGTTGGAATGAGTTATGCCAAGTTTCAAACTTATCTCGTAAGTCGTAAGCGGCATCACTTGTGATGACGATATCCCAATCGGTAAATATCCTGTCGCCAGGCAATTTGAATTGTCGCCCACGCCAAGGAACGGTTATTTCACCAATTTCCGAAGCAGGGATGGATGCTGATTTGCAGAGGAACTTTAAAAGTCCACCATCGGAATTATTACCGATAGCACCTTCTACCTCAAACAAGTTTGCTCTTGCACCACCTTGTTGTAGTGCTTGTGATTTGAATTCATTAAGATTCATGTATTACTCCTTTAATAGTATTTAGGGGGGATTTTGATAACCCCCCCCATAAATACCAAAATTAATTTACGCTCCTGCGATTTCCTCGAATGCAACACCAGTTCTAACTGCAACAAAGTTGAGTTGGATGAAGTTAATCGAACGAGCAGGTTTGATGTAGATGTCTGCAACAAATTCGTTTCGGTCAATAACTTCTGCGGTGTTATTAGTTTCATCGCATACTACTTTGTAATCATAAATACCTCTTCGTCCTTGAACATCTCGCAAGAATGGTGAAACCATATTTACGAAATTGGAACGAGTGAATTCATCATTGAACTCGAAGAGTTGATACTTTGAGGCAGTTGAAATTGCTTTTTCAAGAACAATGAACAATCTACGAACATTGATTCTATCGAATGCACTTGGTTTTCTTTGCATTGTCTTATCCCCGAAAAGAACCGTTCCTTCGCCTGGGAAGGCAACTACTGGGTTGAGATTGTTCTTATAAAGATTATCTCTGTGTGCTTTTCGTGGGTTATATGCAAGTTTAACGATGTTACGGATTTGACCACGGTTGAAACCTGCGGGACTCCACCAAGCATCGTTAGTTTTTTCAGTTCTTGCACAAAGACCAGCAATGTCACCGTTCAATGGAATCCATCGGTAGATGTCATTGTATCGGTCATACTGATACTTCCAACCACAATCAAATACACCGTATGAGGATGATTTATTTAGGTCGTTATTATAGTAATCTACTGCATTTTGTTGTGCAACTGTTACTGATGTTTGATTAACAACATCTGCTTTTGGTGGTGAAAGGAATGCTACGCAATCTTTTCTTGCATCAACTAGGTCGATGAGTTGTCCACTAAGAGTTTCTTCTGCTGGTCCACCGAGCAATAATGCACAATCTACTGTTTCTGCATCTGCAAACAATTCATAACCGTTTGTGTATAGTGATGCGGCAGTAGTACCAGTACCATCATGACCATTTGCAAGAGAACTGTAAAAGTTTCTGTTGAATGAATCGAAAGTTGCACCTTCACTACCAGAGTCTACATCTGCTAATGATGCACCCCAATCTGTACCATCTGTTCCACCAGACAAACCAGTAGTGGATGTCAATGCAGTGGAAGGGTGTGAGCCCCACCAGATATATTTTGATTCATTATTGATAACAGTCTTATAGAAGTTACCAGAACCATCAAACTTTTTAGCATCAGATGCTTTAGAAGCAGAGAATGTTTCAAGAACAGTTCCTTTTGCTCCACTAAATAAACCTTGTTCATCAATAACTGCAATATCAATTTCGTCATTTACTGCATTGAATTTTGCGGCATCTGTAGATGTGTCTGGTGTTGCATTAAAGTTACTAGCGTATGCCCAAGTTACTGTACCTGTCAAACCAGTACCTGCATCGGTAGATAAAATATCTGAAGATAGGTGAATGTGAGTGTATTCTGCGGTTTCTGTTGAGTGACTTGCTGCCGTGCCAGAGTCATTGGCGTGCAGTGAACCACCACTAAATCCAGAAACTGTATAGTTTGAATCTAATTTGAGGATGTCACCAACTGCAACTTCGCCTTTAATATCTAATCCAGTAACATCAACATATGCTGTGTCAACAGTTGCTGTAATGCCAGTAAATGCGGCAGTGTGTTTATCCGACATCGATACTTTCAGTGAAGAACCAAGGATGCCAGGATATTTGGCAGCAAAGTACA